GGCTTTACGCGCACGCCATGCCGGGGCGCGACCAGAGGGCGGCAGAGGTGTTCGACAAGTTTACCGATGAGCTCAAGGGAGACGGTGCCAATGGTGTGCCAACGGCATAGCCGCGCCAATTTTGCCACCGCCAACAAAAAGAAAGGTCAGACCGCAAAACCAGCGGTTTTGAAAACGACAACCGACGTATTTCAAGTAAGAATAAGGAGATAGAGAAAATGGTACCGATTTTGACCAAAGAGCAAAGGCAAGAGAACCTTGCTAAGGGAATGCAGGTTAGGCAGCGCCGCGCCGAGTACCGCGAGCAGCTGAAGAAGGGCGCTTTGCCGCTTGAGAAGTTCTTTGAGCTTGCAGACGAAGGAGATCAGGCGGCTGCGGGAATGCGCGTCAAGCAGATGATTACGGCTTTGCCCGGATACGCCGAGACCCGTGCCGATGCGCTCATGAAGAAGCTGCGCATCGCAGGCGGTCGCAAGGTGAAGGGATTGGGCAAGAACCAGCGGGCAAACCTGCTGTCTACTCTGGTGAGGTGGTAAGTATGGTGAAACGTGATGATGATTGCAAGAGCATTAACCGCATCGCTCTGCTCACGACCGTTGCTGCCGTGCTGCTCGCAGTGGTTCTGATGTTCTGCTTCTTCTGCCTTGTCGAGTCGTTCACCCTGCTGTTCACGCACGGTGCGTTCACTTTTGTTCTGCCTGCGATTGCGACGGCCATCACGGTCTTCGCCTTCCTGGCGCTGGCAATCGTCGGAGGTGGTACCCGATGAGCGCCGAGAGCCTTAACACCTGCACGCTGAGCGGGAACATCGGCAACGATGGCGAGGTGAGGTACACGGCTGGCGGCATGGCGATCACGTCGTTCTCGCTGGCGGTCAACCATAGGCGCAAGCAGCAGGACGGCAGCTATGCGGACGAAACCAGCTGGGTCGATTGCACGATGTTCGGCAAGCGCGGCGAATCGCTGCAATCCAACGGCTACCTGCAAAAAGGCGCAAAGCTAGCCGTCGTGGGGCACCTGCGCATGAGCGAATGGGAAGCCGACGGACAGCGCCGCCGCAAGCTAGGGGTCATCGTCGACAACATCATCGGCATGACCAACTACAGGCAACCACAGCAGCCGCAAGCCCAGCAGCCCTACCGGGCCCAGCCGCAACAGGCGTACACGCCTGACGTTTACGACGAAGACATTCCGTTTTAAGGGGTAGATATGCAAGGACGAAAACTGAACGTGAAGCTGTCAGACGGCGCAGAGCTGCCGCGTTACGCGCACGACGGGGATGCAGGCTTCGACCTGTGCATCACCGAGGATTGCAGGCTTGAGCCGAACGCGCGGGCAATCGTCGGGCTCGGATGCGCATTTGAGATTCCGACAGGATGCGTTGGGCTGCTGTTCCCGCGCTCTGGCCTTTCGAGCCTTTACGGCGTCACGCTCAGCCACAGCGTCGGAGTTATCGACAGCGGCTTTCGCGGCGAGGTGTGCGCGCCACTCGTGAACCTCAGCTGCGACACGGTGTATCTGCCGAAGGGCTCGCGGGTTTGCCAGATGGTCGTTGTGCCGTTCGTGCCGTGCGACCTGGTGAAGGTCGACGAACTGAGCGTCACCGATCGCGGCGAAGACGGCTTCGGCTCTACCGGCATCGAGTAGCTGATGCGTCGTGAATGCCAAGGAATACTTTGAGGGCATACGCGACGAAGTAGCGAGCCTTGAGAAGTCAAGAGAGATGCTTGTGCGTCTCAAGGCTCGTGAAGGGGCAAAGGCTCAGAGCTACACGGCTGGCGGTGGCGGCGGCTCGTGTGACCCTATGGATGCGGTTAACGGGCGCATCGACTTCGAGCAACGCTTGGAGCTGCGCATAGTTGAGAGCAACGCCATCGTTGATGAAGCCTGCGCCGTGCTGTATGGCAACGACAATCACGGCGGCTTGGCAAAGCTCAAGGGCAACCGCTACGCCGATGCTGTATGTATGGGCTACTGCCAAGCAATGCCATGGGCTGACGTTGCCGCCGTTATGCAGTGTTCGCCCAAGTGGTGCCGCGAATTGTGCAATGCCGCGTTCAGGTACATCGACACTGTTGGCGCGGCGTGGCTCAAGGAAAATTGAAAACAGTACTTCCCTTCACTTCCCGCTTTATGCTAAAGTTCGCTATGGTGGATTAGGTAAACGAAAGGGACACGGGCTTCGGCTCGCGTCCCTTTTTTGTTGGGAAGGTACGGCGATGGCTAAGGGCTTCTCATACCGCTTCTATCATTCGACTGACTGGGAACAGGCTCGCGAGCAGGCGTTGCAACGCGACGGCTACCTTTGCCAGCACTGCTTGGCTCAGGGCATGGAGACGCCAGCGGTCATGGTTCATCACATCGTGGAGCTGACTCCAGCGAACATCAGCGATCCGAACATCAGCACAAACCTCGACAACCTAGTGAGCCTGTGCGACCTGTGCCACAAGAAGGTGCACGGTTGGGTAAGGCAAGGCAGCACTAGGCAAGGCTTGGCGTTCGATGAGGACGGCAACTTGATTTCGCTGAGCAGCGAACACACAGACTGAGCACAATTCGCAGCTCACAAAACAGAGACAACAAAACAGCAGGTCAGAGCGACGCAGCATCCCCCCATCCGAAAACCAAGGCCGCTAGCCTAGGGCACCAACGTCGGGAGATAGATTTATGCGCGCAGAGGTTTTCAGAACGGGGGTGGTCTTGTGGCGAAGCGGAAAGTATGCGAAAGTACCGAGATTTCGCCGAAAGTCGCGAAGAGTCCCCCGAAGCGGAACGGTCAATCGGTTCAATCGCTCTACCAAAACGAGCTGAAAAGGCTGCAACGCCTGACCAAGGACGTCATTCCAGACGACAAGCGCACGGCCATCATGCCGCTCATGTCGAACATCGCGTTTCTGAAAGTGAAGCTCGACCAGGCTCGCGTGGAGCTTATGGGCGAAAGCATCTTCACCGAGTATGACAACGGTGGCGGGCAGTCTGGTCTGCGCGAGCATCCTGGCTTTTCCGCGTACAACAAGCTGTTCACAACTTTCTCGCGCGGTATCAAGCAGATCACCGACATGATGCCGAGCGGAAGCACGTCAGCCGACGCGCTCATGGATTACCTGAACGAGACGAGGTTCGGTGGCTAGGAAGAAGGCCGCTGGCTCGTGCGAGAAGGCGATACGCGAGTACTTCGGCGGCATCCTCGACGGAACGATAACCTCGTGCGCGAAGATGCAGCAGGTCGCCGCCATCGTCCTTCGCGACTTGGACAACGACGATCCGCTGTATCCGTACCACTACCGCGAGGAATACGCGCAGAAGCACGTGAGCTTCATCGAGCGCTTCTGCCGACTTCCATCCGGCAAGCTCGGACAGCCCTTCGAGCTTGAGCTTTTCCAGCGCGCAATCCTGTCGGTCGTTTTCGGCTTCGTCGATGTCGAGGGGAAGCGGCAGTACCGCGAAGTGCTCTGGATTATGGGGCGCAAGAACGGCAAGACCGCGCTCGCTTCCGCAATAGAGCTTGACTTGCTCATCAACGACGATGAGGGCGCGCCAGAGGTCTACAACGTCGCCACGGCCCACGACCAGGCGGCGAAGGGCTTCAACAACGCCTGGCGAATGGTGCTCACGTCGCCAGCTTTGGGGCGGCATGTACGAAAGCGCGTGAGCGACCTTTACTGCGATTTGAACATGGGTTCAATCAAGGCGCTGTCAGCCAACACGAACCACCTCGACGGCCTCGACATCTCAGGGGCCATCGTCGACGAGCTCGCGGCCATGAAGAACCGCGATCTGTACGACTTGACCATCCAGGGCACGTCAGCACGCCGACAACCGCTTGTTTTGGAAATCACTACCAACGGTTTCGTTCGGAACGGTATCTTCGATGCTCAGTACGAATACGCCACCAAATGGCTCGACGGTCAGGCGACAGGTGAGAAGGCCGAGCGCTTCATAGCGTTCATCTTCGAGCTTGATGAGCGCGATGAGTGGCAAGAGGAATCGGCGTGGATTAAGGCGAACCCTGGCCTTGGCACCATCAAGAGCCTTGAGGGCTTGCGCCAAAACGTCTCAAAGGCCAAAGATGACCCGACATTTCTGCCGACACTTCTGGTCAAGGACTTCAATCTCATCGAAAACCAGAGCCAAGCATGGCTTACGTGGGCTGAGATTCATAACGATGACACTTTCGACCCGTCCGACGGGTCTTTTTCTTATGCGGTGCTCGGCGTTGACGCGTCCGACACCACTGACCTCACCGCCGCATGCTTGCTGATGATGCGCCCGAACGACGAGCGCATATATGCGATGCACATGGCGTGGATTCCGCTTCGCGCTTTGGAGCAGGCAGAAACGGAAGGACGGCGCGGCGGTCGCGACGGCGTGCCTTACGACGCGTGGATTGCGCGCGGGCTTCTGCGAACGTCTCCGACACCAATTATCGACAAGCGGCTCGTGCTCGATTGGGTGGACGAGGTGCGCGAGAAATGTGGCATCTACGCCGTCGCGTGCGGCTACGACCCGTGGCACATGCGCGACGTGCCGACGGTGGAAGCCTACGAAGGTTATTTCGGAGCCGACAACTTCAAGAAGGTCATCCAAGGCGCTCAAACGCTCTCGATGCCAATGAAGGAGCTACGCGCCCTGTACAAGGAGAACCGCGTAGTTGACAACAGCAACCCGATTGCCGAGTGGTGCCGCTCGAACGTTGCGGTGCGCAGCGACGCGAACGGAAACATCGCGCCCGACAAGAAGAACCAAGACCCGCGCAACCGCATAGACGCCTGGGCGGCGGAATGCGATGCATTCGTGGTCTTGAAAGACATGATGGATGATTTCAGAAGCATGATTGGAGGTTAAACGTGGCTAAACGAACGTCGATGTTCCGCTCAATGTTCGATGCCGTATTCCACAAGCCGATCATGCAGGCCGTGGACGGCTACTTTCAGACGTTCACGGCGTACTCACCGCGCTTCACGACGTGGAGTGGCGGCATCTACGAAGCGGAGCTGACGCGAAGCATCATCGAGCGAAACGCCGACCACGCGAGCAAGCTGAAACCCGAGGTTTCGGGAACCGCGCAGCGGTTGGCAACGCGTTCGCTCGAATGGCAGCCGAACCCGTGGATGACGACGCCGCAGTTCCTGCACCGCATCTCGACGATGCTGGACGTGTGCGACACGTGCCTTATCGTTCCTATCCTCGATGGGAACACGGAGACCATCACGGGATACTATCCCGTCCTTCCAGGGCAGTGCGAAGCCTACGACGTGGGCGGAGCGCTGTGGCTCAAGCTGTCTTTCCCGGGCGGCGACGCCGCCATGCTCGAATGGTCGCGCGTCGGCGTGCTCACCCGGCACCAGTTCCGAAGCGATTTGTTCGGTGACGGGACGAACGTGCTCAATCCGACGCTTGAGCTTATGCACGCGCAGAACGAAGCCGAGAAGACGGCCATCGAGCAAGGCGCGGCCATTCGCTTCATAGGCAAGATGTCGCAGAACCGCAATCCAGAAGACTTGGAGAAGGCTCGCAAGGAATTCAATAAGCAGCTCGGTTCGGCGAACGCTGGCGGCATTGCCGTATATGACAACAAATACAACGACGTCAAGCAGATAACGCCGCAGAGCTACACGGTGGACGCCGCCCAGATGGAGCGCATCGAGAAGGCCGCGTATCGGTTCTTCGGCTCGTGCGAAGACATCGTTATGAACAAGGCCGACGAGGAAACATACAACTCGTTTTATGAAGGGCGTACCGAGGTATTCGCGGTGCAGCTTGGCTACGTGCTCACGTGCATGACCTTCACGCCGAACGAGATCGCGTACGGCAACAGCATCATGTTCAGCGCGAACCGCCTTGAGTTCGCGAGCAACGCGACGAAGCTCAACGTCGTTACGTCGCTTTACGACCGAGGAATCATGACGGGCAACCAGGGCGCGGACGTGTTCCAGCTTCCGCATTACGAGGGTGGCGACCGCCACGTGATACGCGGAGAGTACATCGACCTCGACTTGATAAGCGAGCACACATCGGAGCAAGCCGCCAAGGCGGCTGAGGTAAACGCAAACGTCGCGGCAATCGACGGTAAGAAGAAGGATGGTGACGACGATGCCAGCCAAGCCGAATGAGCGGCAATACAGAACGATGTCGATGGTGCTGCGCAGCCTGCCTGATGACGGCAAGCGCGAGAAGCGCATCGAATCCGACTACTACGTCGAGGGATACGCCTCGACGTTCAATGACTCATACGTCCTTTGGCAAGACCCTTGGGACGGCACCGAGTACCGCGAGGTCATCAGCCCAGACGCCTTCGTCGATACCGACATGAGCGACATCATCATGCAGTTCGACCATATGGGCGACGTTTTGGCGCGCCAGTCGAACGGCACGCTCATCGTCGAGCCCGACGAGCATGGGCTTTTCATGGCTGCCGACCTCTCGAAGTCGGACGCCGCCCGCAACCGATTCGAGGAAATCGACAACGGCCTTGTCACACGCATGTCGTGGGCGTTCACCATCGGCGCGTCCGAGTACGACCGAGACACGCACACCACGACCATCACGCGCGTCAAGAAGATTTATGACGTGTCCGCAGTCAGCCTTCCTGCTGACCCGAACACCGAAATAAGTGCAAGAAACCTTCTCAACGGAGTGATTGAGAAGTCGCACGGGGAGCACGTGCGCCGCAAGAACGCGCTCGTAAAGGCGCGTGCAGTAATGGCAATCGCCACCAATTAGAAGGGAAACAAACATGAACCTTGAAGACCTGCTGAAAGAGCTTCAGGCGCTCATCGACAAGTATTCCGCCGATGACGCCGAGCCGACCGATGAGGATGCCGCCCGCATGGCCGAGTTGACGAAGAGCATCAACGAAATTCGCGCGCAGCAGACCGCGAACGCCGACACCCGCGCCGCGACCGTCGCAGCAGCCCGCGCAGCCATCGAGAACGGCACCGCACGCCGCGTGGATGCTGTTCCGCTGGCGCGTTCCGCCAATGTCGTAGGCACCGGCAACGCCTACGACATCACCGATTACAAGGCGGCTGAGCGCCGCGCTTGGGTTAAGGGAATCGCTGAGCGTTCCGGCGTTCAGCTTGTCGAGGGCTACGCCCTGACCGACGTGGAGCGCGCGGCGCAGAACCACGCCATGGAACAGCGCGCCGCCTTCAACCACATGACGAGCAACACCAATTCCGTCATTCCCGTCGAGCTGCAAAACGAGATCATCACGCTCATCGACAACACCGCCGTGCTGTGGGGCGACATGCCGAAGCAGAACTTCCCTCACCAGTTCGAGATCATCCGCCATACGGGCATCGAAAAGGGCGATGCGGCGCAGACCGATGAGAGCGCAGCACCTGCCGATGACGAGAAGAACACTTTCGACACGCTCAAGTTCGAGGGCGTGGAGATCAAGAAGACCGTGAAGATGAGCCGCCGCATGGCCGTTCAATCCGTGGCAGCTTTCGAGTCCTATCTCGTGAGCGAGATTGCCGCCCGCCTGTCCGTTGGCTGCAACGTGCATGCACACGCGCGCCTGGTCGATACGTCCTACGGCATGGATGCCGCGAACAAGATTCAGACGGCTAAGGCGCAGGCGCTTGCGAAGGCCGACCTCGCTGGGTTGCTCTCCAAGCTCTACACCTACGGCAACGCCGCGCCCAAGGGTGCCATCATCTACGCGAACAACAATGTCATCTGGAACTACATCGCCATGCTTGAGGACGGCAACGGTCGCTCTTACTTCGTCGATGAGAAGAACGCCGACCCCACTGTCGAGGGGCACATCTTCGGCAAGCTGGTCAAGCGCGACGATTCCATCGCCGACGGCGTGATCGTCGCGGGCTACCCCGACCTGTTCAAGGGCAACGTGTTCGACGGCCCCGACGTGATGCCCTACATCGCGCCCGACGGAACCCAGAACCGCTGCTTCGACGGATATGAGCTCATCGACTGCGGCCTTGCCGTTCCCAAGGCGTTCGCCCAGCTGACCATCAAGACCGCCTAGGCAGGAGGTGCGCCATGGCCGACAAAGCTAAGAGCAAGCTGCTCGACGCGTGCCGTGCCGCCCTGCGCATCCCCGCCTTCTGCAACGACTTCGACGAAGAGATTGCAGACGTCATCGAAGCCGCCCGCACCGAGCTGGTCGCGGGCGGCGTCCTTCCCGAGAAGGCCAACGACGATTCCGACGGGCGTATCCGCCTTGCCATCAAGGTATACGTCAAGGCGAACTTCGGCATGGACAACCCAGATGCTGAGCGCTTCATGAAGTCGTTCGAAACCATGCTCACGAGCATGAGCGGTGATTCGGCCTACAGGACGGAGCCAGCCGATGAGTAACTGGAACGGCGTATGCACGCTCATCGAGACCGAGACCGAGCGCGATGACAAGGGTGTGCCGCACAAGAAGGAACGCCGCCGCCGCGTTCCGTGCAACGTGTACTCGATGAGCGCGGCTGCGTACTATGCGGCGGCTCAGGCTGGCGTTAAACCGCAGGCTATTATCGGTATCCGCGCCTGTGCGTATTCTGGAGAGGTTCTTGTGGAGCTAGGCGGCACCACGTACTCGGTTGACAACAAGCAAATGAGTGGTGCCGACAACGTGCGCCTAACGCTTGTTGAGAAAGCGGGCAACAGATGAGTAGCATCAATATCGATGACTTGACGACGATCATCGTGAACGACATGCAAGAGGTCATCGACGATGACGCCGAAGCCCTTGAAGGTAACGCCCGCGCCGCTGGCCAGAAGGCCGTACGGTTGTTGCGCGAGCGAAGCCGAAAAAAGGAACATCACGGCGGCAGCTACGCCAAAGGATGGGCGGCGAGCGTCGAGACGGACGAGACTGGCACGAGCTGCACCGTCCACAACAAGCAATATCAGCTCACGCATCTGCTCGAAAAGGGACACGCAATCGCCAACCAGAGCGGGCGTTACCCTGGGCACGTCGCGGGCGACCACGTAATCGAGGGCGTGTACAACGAGGTTGCCGCCGAGTTCGCGAAAGGCGGCGAGCAATGAACACCCTTGACGAGCTTGTGGCGGTGCTCAAGTCGTTCGGCTTGCCGTTCAGTAACGGCGCGTTCCAGGAAGACGAACGGCCTGCGCCGCCGTATATCGAAATCGAAGCAGGATACGGCGAAGCCGCGTACGCTGACAATGCGACATATCTTCAATGGATGCCGTACGACTGCGGCCTTTACTGCGCAGAGCGCGATTACGAGCTTGAGCAGCGGATTGAAACGGCGCTCGGCGATGCTGGCTTCGCATGCACGAAGACCGTGACACCTATCGACGGCGAAGGCGTCATCGAGACCGCCTATCAGACAAACGTATTCGAATACTAGAAAGGGGCACGCAATGCCACGAAACGGATTCTTCGGCGTTAAGAACTCGCACATCGCAATTCTCAAAGACGAAGACGAATTTACCTACGAAACTCCTGTAAAGGTTCCTGGAACCGTTGAAATCAAGATGGAGCCGTCCGTCGAGACGAACACGAGCTACGCCGATAACGAGCCGTGGATTGACAAGACTCAGGACAACGGCGGCTCCGGCACCATTTCGTTCTACGACACGGAGAGCACGACCGAGCTGCGCAAGCTGTTCGCTGACCTCGTTGGGTTCGACATCGATGCGAAGGGTCGCGTTCTCGGCACGTCAGGCAAGACGCCGAAGAAGTTCGCATTCATGTGCGAGCAGCCTGGGCACGTCATCGGCAAGCGCCGCTGCTTCCTCGCGTGCCAAATCAAGGCACCGAGCATGGATTCCAAGACGATCGAGGACAAGCCTGACATTACGCAGCTCGATTACGACTTGACGTGGCGTCCAGTCACGCTGTCGACGGGCTGGCGTGGCAGTTTCTATGACAGCTACAGTGACCTTGAGGATTACGCCAAGTTTTTCGACAAGGTAGATACTCAGCTCACTCTCGCGTCCGCGTCTGAGGTTGCGTAATGGTGGCCGAGATTACCGTCGGCGGCGAGACGTACCCCGTCGAGTGCAACGCGTTCACGCCGATCGTGTTCTCTCGCGAGTTCAGCGTGGTCCGTGCCGACGGGAGCAAGAGACCGAAGGATATCAACGAAGACGTGTCCATGGTTCTTGAGGTCCAGGCTTGCTCAAGCGTCGCGCCAGTGGTTCCGCTGCTTGAGATTTTTTACGCATGTGCAAAGACTGCCGACCGCAAGCTCAAGCCGTTCGACGAGTGGGTGAAGGGCTTTCCCGCCGACGCATACGACCTGGAGCGTTCAGACGGTTGGGCTACCGACGTGATGGGAATCGTCCAGGAGAACTTTTTTCCGAACGCAGGAAAGGACGTGGAGCCCGCGACCGCCGAAGCATCCGATGCCGCCGCTGCCGATGGAGCTGCAAAGTAGCTGCGACGCGCTCTATATCTACGAGTGCCAGCAGGCGGGCTTGTCGATAAACGACTTGGAAAAGCTCAGCTATCGACAGGTGCAGACGCTGCTTGACATGTATTCGTTCGTCAACGATGCGATCGCCTACGCGCAAGACGACGAGGAATCTCGCAAGGGCGAAGCTGCCTTTTGGGCGTGATGCGAGCGCAAAGCGCCAGCGCATCTGAGAAGGTGCGCTGTTCTGTGCGCTCATATCTTTGAAATACGAATAGAGGTGAAGGCATGGCCGTAACGTACAAGGGCCTTACGATCAAGTTCGGCGGCGATACGACCGAGCTGCAAAGCGCGTTAAAGAAAGTGCAAGGCACGGCCAAGGACACGCAAGGATCTCTCAAGGACATCAACCGCGCGCTCAAGCTCGACCCTGGCAACACCGAGCTTCTGACCGAGAAGGCGAAGCTCTTGAATCGAGCCTATGACGAGACCAAGGCGAAGCTCGATGCCTACAAGTCGGCGCTCGCTGGGCTTGAGGAAAAGCAGCGAAGCGGCACTGCGCTCACGGAGCGCGAGCAGGCCCAGTATTCGAGCTTGAAGGCTCAGATAGCCATCTGCGAGAATCAGCTTGAGAGCTATGCCGACGACCTGAAAAATGTGAGCCGTGAAGCAGAAGCGTCCAAAACTGGGCTGTATCAATTCGGCCAAACCATCCAAGACAACAGCGACAAGCTTGCGAAGGCTGGCAAGGGCCTTGAGACAGCTGGCAAGACAATAACCGGCGCAGTCGGTGGCGCAGCGACGGCACTCGTCGGCTTGGCTTCAAGCCAAGAAGAGAATATCGAGCAGACTCACCAGCTCGACGCCGCATGGAAGGATGCTGGAGGAACGAGCGAGCAGGCGCGGAACTCGTATACGCTCTTTTACAAGTTGCTCGGCGAAGAGGATACCGCCACCGAAGCCGCGCAAAACCTATCCCGCCTGACAACGAACCAGCAGGAACTTGATCAATGGACGAACATCGCCGCTGGTTCTTTTTCCAAGTTCGGCGATGCGCTGCCGCTAGAAAACCTCGTCGAAGCTTCGCAGGAGACGGCTCACACTGGCACTGTAACGGGCGGTTTGGCAGATGCGCTCAACTGGGCTACCGCGAGCAACGAGCAATGGAGCGCCGCGCTTTCTGGAAATCAGGCCGCACAGCAGGCTTTCAACGATCAGATAGACCAGGGTGCGACAAAAGAAGATGCCTTCAATGCCGCGCTTGCCGCATGTGGCAGCGAGCAGGAACGCTCGACGCTCATCACGCAAACGCTCGACGGTCTGTACGGCGACATCGGGCAGACGTATCAGGAAACGAACAAGACCATGCTCGACACGCGCGAGCAGCAAGCCCAGCTCAACCAGAAGATGGCGGAAGCTGGAGAAGCGGCGATGCCGCTTAAAGAGAAGGTCTTGGAGCTTGGCACCACGCTGCTCGAAAAGGTGACGCCTGCGCTTGAGGGGGTCTCAAACTGGTATCAGCAGCTATCGCCAGAGCAGCAGGACTTGGTTACGAACATCGGACTTGGGACGCTCGCGTTTGGCGGACTCGCGACTGGCGCAGGCAAGGTTCTCCAAACGGGCACCGAGATCGGCGGCGCGATAAAGGGAGTCTCCGAGACTTTCGGCGGGCTCAAGGGCGCTATCGGTGCCGTCGGCAGCGGCTGGACTTCGTTCACGGGGCTTATCGCCGCGAACCCGATTCTGCTTGGCGTCGCGGCAGTGGCCGCCGCTGTTGCTGGTCTTACGTGGTTCTTCACGCAGACCGAGACAGGCAAGCAGCTGTGGTCTGACTTCACGGGATGGATATCAGAAAAATGGCAAGGCGTGCAAAACTTCTTTGCTGGTGTTCCCGTATTCTGGCAGGGAATATGGGACGGCATAACGGGCAAATGCGAAGAGGCGAAGAACAGCCTAGCCGACAAGTTCAATGGCATTCAGCAGAGCGCATCTAACGCTTGGGAAGGCTTGAAGACCTCGGCGAGCGACACGTGGAGCAACCTGCAAATCGCAGCAGTGGAAAAATTCGGTGCTATTAGAGATTCTATCCAGAACGACATGCAGACGGCCCAAATCGTCGGCAGCTCTGCGGCTGGGGTCTTGCAATCTGTGCTCAACGGCGATTGGGAGCAAGCGCGAAACCAGGCGAGCAACGCCTTTGATGCCATCAAAGACAACATATCGACCAAACTGCAAAACGCTCAGAACAACGCTATCAACGCGGGCAACGCAATCGGAGAGAAATTGGGCTTTCCTGGTCTTGGCTCGACGGTTGCTAATAAGTTCAACGAAATCGAGAACAACATCACCGGTCCCATCAATGATGCGTGGAACACGATTAGCGGAATCCCTGGGCGCATTTCGTCTGCATTCGGCAGCATCCGAATCAGCTTGCCGCACATCAACCTGCCGCATTTCAACGTTTCTTGGCGCGACGTCGGCGGCGTCGTGAAGCTGCCGAGCGTGAGCGTCGATTGGTACGCAAAGGGCGGCTACTTCGACCGACCCAGCATCATCGGCGTCGGCGAAGCAGGCGGCGAGCATGTCACGCCAGATAAGAAATTGCGCTCCAGCGTTGAGGATGCGGTTTCACGCGCGTTCGACCGCGTTGGCGCAGGGGCTTCCCGCGCCGTCGAAATCGCCGTGACCGTGAACGCGAGCGTGTCCGACAAGATGGACGCCTACACCACAGGTCAGCAAATAGGCGCTGGCATCGCAAGCCGCCTTAAGCAGAAGGGAGTGACCGTTGGAGCGTAATCGCAAGCGCAACCAGACCGACAGCATCGTGTTCAACGGCCATGACCTTTCGAGCCTGGTTTACTGTAAAATTCGCCGCCCTGTCATGGCGAGCGTCGATGCGACGTTCGAAGATGTGCCGGGGCGGCACGGCGAGGTTTTCAAAACGGTCAAGCGCGATGGCTACGACCTCTCGGTCGATATGTGGCTGCGCACAGAGCATCGCCGCGACGTAGCGGAAGCCCGCCACAAACTTGCGGCAATGCTCTGGACTGACGAGCCCGCGCCGCTGTTTCTGCCAGACGATCCGACGCGGCACCTTATGGCTATCGTCAGCGGAAGCACCGACCTAGATGAGATAACCGACGATTGCCCGAGCTGCACGGTGACGTTCCACATCGGCGACCCGGACTATCGCGGCCAAAGCCGACGCATCGAAGTGAGCGGTTCAGCGGCGTTCGCCGTCGGCGGCACGCTGCCAGCACCGATGAGAGTGACGGCGAAGCCTGGTGCTTGCAGCTCTTGGCGTATCAGCAACACCGATACGGGCGAGTTCGTTGAGGTGGTTCAGGCATTGACGGCTGACAGCATTGTTCGGCTCGATTTCGCAACGGAGCAAGCCACGGTGAACGGCTCGGTCGCGGCACTCAACATCATGAGCGATTTCTTCGAGATAAATGGCCGCGCTCACTTGAAGATTACAGGCGGCACAGCAACTATCGAATGGGAGGAACGATGGCTTTAATCTCGCGCATCGGCTTTACCCTGTTCGACCGCTGGGGTGAGAACATGGGGCGCTTGGCTTACACTGCCGCAACACACACCGAAGCGCTCGACGGAACTGATGAGCTTAAGATCACATGCAGCCGCGAGCTTTCCAAGGGCCAGCGTGTCGTTTGGGTAGACCGTCAAAGCAATGCGCACGAGCATCTTGTCGATGAGGTCTCTCAGGTTCACGACGAAAGCGGCAAGACCTACTGCGAAGCCGTCTGCATAAACTCCATCGCCGAGCTGCTCGATGACTATATAGAAGATAAGCGGCCTAGCGGCGGCGTGGCTGAAGCGCTCACGTCCATCTTGGGCGGCACGCGCTGGGAAGTCGGAACATGCGACCTCAAGGCCAGCGCATCGCATACGTTCTACCATACGAGCGTACGGGCGGCGTTGACCGATCTCATCGCGACATGGGGCGGCGAGCTTGAGACGCGCATCGAGACCGATGGCGTTAAGGTCACGCATCGCTACATCGGCGTGCGGGCTTCGCGTGGCGACCAAGGCAGCCCTAAACGCTTCACGTGGACTAAGGACATCGTTGACATAAAGCGCACCGTCGGCAGTGCTAACCCAAAGACACGCGTCTACGGCTACGGCAAGGGTGTTGAAACCGACGCAGGCGGCTACGGTCGCCGCCTGACGTTCGGTGGCATCAACGGCGGCAAGGACTATATAGAGGATGCAGAAGCCACCAAGGTTTGGGGCCATCCTGACGGAAGCGGCGGAATCTTGCCGGCCGTTGATACGTACGTCAACGAGCAGTGCGAGGACGCCGCTCAGCTTTTGAAGGAGACGCAAGATTACCTCGAAACCGTAAAGGAACCTACGGTTTCGTACGAAGCCAACGTGCTCGATTTGCACGCCTACGGTCGCTCATGGGAAGGCGTGACGCTCGGCGATTGCGTTGCAATCATCGACAAACAGTTCGCCGAGAGCGGAATACGCCTTAAGGGGCGCGTCTCGCAGATTGAGCGCGATTTGGTGACCGCCGATACCACGGTGACATTCGGCAACCTGGTCGATGCGCTCACCGACATGTGGGAGACGGTCGCTGGTGCTCTGAAATCAGGCGCAGCTTCTCGGGCGAACTTTGATGCCGTGGCGAATCCCTCCGTCGGCTGGTTGCAGCTTTTACAATCAGCCCTCAACAAGCAATTCAACGCCGTGGGCACGTACAAAGTCGAATCTTTCGAGCTGGGACAGATTTTCAGCAATGTTGCGCTGAACCCCGAGACGGGCACGCCAGTCAAAACGACGTCCAACATGTGGGCGGTTAACATCAACGGCATGGGTATCCGCCTGGCATCTTCGCTCACCGCCAACGGCGAGTGGTCTTGGACAACGTTCATCACGGGCCAAAGCGTCAATGCCGACTGCATCAACGTTGGAACCATGCACGCCGACCGCGTTCGCGCTGGCTTGCTCACCGACGAGAAGGGAAAGAATTTTTGGGACTTCGACACGGGCGAGTTTCAGCTTTCGCCAGGTGACGTGAACTATGGCGATAACGGTTGGACGCTCGAAGGCGTTGTGAACGACCTCGACAATAGGGCGAGCAACAACGCAAGCGACATCAAAAGCCTTGGCACCGCCACAGGCGATGCGCTCAAGGAGTTGACCGACAACCTTGGCGAGACCGACAAGTCGCTATCAGAGCTAAAGACATCGATCAACGACCTCGACGGAACCGTCAACAACCTCGCGAGCGACGGCGTGGTGACTGAAGCCGAGAAAGCCGCCGTCAACAAGATTCTGCAAACGATCGAGAAGGAGCAATCCGACCTTTCGAGCGAGTACAGCATTCTAACCAAGAGCACTTCGCTCAACGAGCAATTCAAACTGAACGTTTTGGTGCCGAAATACGATGCCGCATTTGGAGAGAATCAGGCGTACGACAACCTGAAAGATTGCATTGACATTGTGCTCGCCTGCAAAACGGCGGATGAGCTCAAGACTGCGATGGTCGATTATAAGAGCGCCTACAGCACCTATGCGAGCGCGATCAACACGTATCACTCGGCGGCGTACTACGCGAAGAGCATCATCGAGCAATCGAAGGCCAAAGCGACGGCGCAGGGGCTTTTGAGCGACTACGACGATGCGTGGACGCAGAACAAGGTGTTCAACCTCCTGACGAACAACGGCAAGACGCAGGGCGTTTTCATGAAGAACGGCCTTGTGTACATCAACGCGTCGTATATGTCTGCTGGAATCATCGCCGATGCAGCCATGCGGAACAGCTGGAATCTAAAAACTGGCGCATTATCGACGAACTATATGACAGCGAACAACATCACGGCGAATGGCACTTTTCGCTGTGGATATAGCAACTATTACACGATGTTGAATTCCGTTGGGCAGATGAGCGGATACAGGACCGACAACAACAAGGCGAGAAGCGTTGGATATATCGACTATTCGAGTTCTGCTAGGGACACGTCAACGGGAGAGCTGATGTACGGCCTTCAGATGCAGGCCGAAGGCATCGTGCGCATATCGTCTCCGAGAATATCGACGGCTTCAAGCTCCAACACGAGCGTAACGACGACCCAGGGATGGACTGGATACATCAACCAACCGCTCATCTCCGAGCTCCACGATGCAGGAAACGGAACGGTTGGATGGCACTACGGAACGATGCAGTTGAGATACATCAACGGCATCCTCGTTGGATACACCACCGTCGGAACCGGATAGAAAGGAACATGCATGGCGAAAATCGTCAGATACTGGGCCCATGATCCAGTCGGAAATATCGAGAACATGTTGCAGAATTTCGATAAGGAGCAGCTGCAAAAAGGAGAGGATGCGGGCATCGTGTTCGTCGCTGAATACGATGACGGGACTCGCTCCATTGTCAAAGCGGCTGATATCGTCGAGCCTACGACGTTCTCGAACGATGGCGGCGTCACCTTGGTGCTGCCTTCATACGTGGATGAGCGAACTTCCGCAACGGTCGCTTGCTTCGATGCGCTCGCGGAAATCGTAAATCCGTCGGTTGCAGCGGCTTCCACCGATGAAGCGGAAACGCAAGCTGATCCGATTGGGGCGTTTATGGCCGCACTTGAGAAGCTTCGCGCCCTTAAAGCTGGCGGTGAAGAGTAATGAACACGCAGACAATCGAGCTTGACGTCGACAAGCGCGGATGCGGGAACAACTGCATCCGCATCGCGCAGGGAGAGAGCGGCGGCACCACCATCAAGGCGCTCGTCTACGATAATGGTACCGAGTTCGCGCTTGCGGGCTATACTGCCTACCTTGTGGCGCGACTGCCTGACCGCATCCATTACTACAAGGGAACAGCAACCGTTTCAGGAAACACGGTCACACACGTATGCGAGGAAAGCAAGCTCGCGTGCGTTCCAGGCTACACCGACGAAGCCTATTTCGAATTCACCAAAGGTTCGCAAACGGTGCAGACCGAACGCTTCGCGTTGGACATCATGCGCGACGCCCGCGAGGGCAACGTGCCCGCGCAATCTTGGAACAACGCCGTCGAAGCGTTAGAGCAACGCGCAGAAGCAGCCGTTTCGAAGGGCGAGAAGGCCGCGACCGACGCGACTGCCGCAGTCAACAACGCCAACGCCGCCGTGAACATCTGCAAGAGCGCGACCGCAGCCGCCAACACCGCCACCAGCAAGGCCAACGCCGCGACCAAAAGCGCGAACGATGCCACCGCAGCCGCCAACGCCGCCAAAGCGAACGCCGATGCGGCAACCGATGCCGCGAATACAGCGACCAACGCCGCCAACGCGTCGAAGGATAGCGCAGACGAAGCGGCGGCGGATGCGCGCAAGGCCGCCGAGGAAGCTCGCGGCTCAATCAGCCCCGACAAG